CATGGATAACATGTTTGTAGATACCCACTTTTTCTTCGTGCCATACAGATTAATATGGGACAATAGTAAAAAATTCTTTGGTGAACAAATAGACCCGGGAGATTCTATAGATTATCAAATACCAGTTCTAAGTAATTCAGGAACACCAGGCGCTTATGATTCTAACCCAAATGGTTCTTATTCTTCACAAGCATTGAAAGCTAGAGCACTATTAAATTATATGGGTGTCCCCGCAGGTATAGGCCCTGAAGATGTTGAAATAAGTGCATTACCTTTCAGAGCATATTCTTTAATATATTCTGAATGGTTTCGTGATCAGAATTTAATTGATTCACCAGATTCATTGTTAACCGATGATGGTCCAGATGATATTAATACTACAGAAAAACATATGATCCAAAGACGCGGAAAGCGTCACGATTATTTCACCTCAGCATTACCTTGGCCACAGAAAGGTGACGCAGTATCATTACCACTAGGTACATCAGCACCAGTAATTTCAGATGGCGTCGCAAATCGGCCGCTTTTTGATTCAGACGGAGGTGTAGGATCAGGAACGTTAGAATTTACAAACGGTGTATTTGACACCACTTGGTCAAGTGCAGGGGTAACAACAGGAACAGCAATATGGAACGATCCAGGACTAGAAGCAGATTTAACAAATGCAACAGCAGCAACAATCAATGATATACGTGAAGCATTCCAGGTACAAAAACTATTAGAACGTGATGCTAGAGGAGGTACACGATACAGTGAACTGGTTAGAAATCACTTTGGTGTTAATTTCTACGATGTTAGCTATCGTCCTGAATATCTCGGAGGCGGTTCTTCACCAATTAATGTATCACCCATAACACAACAAGCCCCAACAACAAATGGTTCAGATTTAGGTGTAGGTCAACTTGCAGCAATAGGAACAGCATCAGTATCAGGCCATGGATTCTCTAAATCATTCGTCGAACACGGAATAGTAATGGGATTAATTTCTGTGAGAGCAGACTTAACGTACCAAAAAGGTTTACGCCGTGAACTATCAAAATCAACAAGATATGATATATATTGGCCCTCTCTCGCACATCTTGGCGAACAGGAAATATTAAACAAGGAAATATATTGTGACGGTTCAGCGAATGATGAAACTGTTTTCGGCTATCAAGAAAGATATGCAGAATACCGTTATAAACCGTCTCAGATATCAGGCTTATTTCAGTCAGACGCAACGGGTTCACTCGACGCATGGCATCTATCACAGGACTTTGCCACATTACCAACATTAGGTGAAACTTTCATCCAGGAAGACCCACCAATTGACCGATGCATACAGGTATCTACGGAGCCACACTTCATTGTGGATACTTACATTAACCTTAAATGTGCCCGTCCTATGCCAACATTTGGTGTACCAGGCATGATAGATCATTTCTAATGGGATTCTCACTATCAGACCTCGATCCGATCGAGGCAACAAAAAACTTCAACGATTCTATAAAGGGTGTCTGGGATGACTTCTCAGGCGTAACACAGGTTGAAGATATGAACTTGGCGAATAAGGATATCGCCTCGGCCCGTAACGTATTTGAAGCAGAAGAAGCAGCAAAAGCTCGCGATTTCTCAATGACGGAGGCAGAAAAAAACAGAGCATTTCAAACATCAGAGATACAAAAACAATTAGGATTTCAAGAGCGTATGTCAAATTCAGCGGTATCAAGAAGGATGGCAGACTTAAAAGCATCTGGAATAAACCCGATACTGGCAGGTAAATTCGACGCATCATCACCAGCAGGTGCAGCAGCTGCAGGTTCACAGGGCGCAACCGCAAAAGCAAATGCAGCCGGCGCAACAATGCAATCAAAACCATCAGGAGCACAACAATTATCGTCAGCGCTCGGTCTGGCAAAACAGGCAGCCGATCTAAAGAAAACACAAGTCGATACAGCTAATGTAGCCCAAAATATAGATATAGCTAAACCAGGCGCATCAGTAGCAAAGGATGTAGATAACTTATATAACAAAGCATCATCTCAATTCATGGATGTAACACAGGCAATAGGAAAGCAATTAGGCTCATCAGCATATGATCTACAGAAAAAAGTATCAGGTACATACAACAAAGCTAAAGAAGTATTTAAAAAAGTAATAACGCCAACGCCAGAAGGCGGGGCGTTTAATCTTAATAAAACAATGGATCAATACAAATAGGTGAAAAAATGTCCTTCTATAAAACAAACGAAAAAGGCGAAATCATTCGCAACCGTATACAATTAACAATTCCACATGACGAGGTAATTCGAGTCGAACAATCACACAAAGACGAAGTCAATATTAATAATATCGTAAAGCGTCATGGTATTGACCTGATCGCTAAAACTGCAGCATTGCAGCAATTTAAATTTGACGATAACCCAAATAACGACTTCCAGGAAACAATGAACGCTATATTAAAGGCTCAAGATTCATTCTCAAGCGTTCCATCAGATATAAGAAAACAATTTGATAATAATCCCGCTCAATTTATGGATTTCATCCATAATCCAGATAATCAACAACAACTCATAGACTGGGGCCTAGCAAGTGCCCCAGAAAAACCACAACCTGTAGAGGTTGTGGTAACAAATCAAGAGACTCCCCCGGCCAACGCCGAGGCTTGATATTAAAGGCCCTTCGGGGCCTTTTCTAACTCAATTAGAAAAAAACAAACAAAATTACATAAAAAAGCCTAAAAAGGCCCTAAATAGCGTTAGTACCACGTTAAGCAATAAGGGCCTATAGGCTTATTCAATGTAAACTATGCGTAGCCCCTTGTGGGCGAAGCTAGGGCCATGGATGGCCCGTTCTTAGGAGGCAGGAAGCCTCCGATAAATTAACTACAAAAAGAGCGATTTCGATTTTGAAAATGAAAAAAGTTTTATCTTTCATTTTGAAAATTGAAAAGGAGCGTTAAACTAGGGCAAAGCCTGAGGCATCAAAAGCCGAATCCGGACAGCAAACTACTTGATATAACTGTCCGGACTGACACCTTTTTATAAAAAAGTGTCAATCCAAGCTTTACAAAGCTAAAAAAATGATTATTATAATAATCAAACAAGAGGTAAATAACATGAAACGATATAAAATGAGCAAAGGTTCATCAAAGCGCAAATTCTCAAAAGGCGCAAAAACCAACCGCATGAACACCAAACCCCGTCCAATGCGTGGCGGAACACGTTTATAAATGAATGGCGTGCTTTTATCCACTTACGGCCTATCGCGATAGCCAGGGCCAAATACGGTTCGATGAAAAAAACAACGGCGACCCACTCAAGCTACCATGTGGACAATGTCTTGGATGCAGACTTGAACGATCCCGACAATGGGCAATGCGAATCGTCCACGAAGCAGCTACTCACGAAGATAACATCTTTATTACGCTTACATATAATGACGAAAACATACCGCCTGACGGCTCGCTTGTTAAATCGGATTTTCAGAAATTCATAAAGAGGCTCAGAAAACATGCAGGTAACAAAAAACTTAGATACTATCATTGCGGAGAATACGGAGATAACACCAATCGACCTCACTACCATGCTATTGTGTTCGGGTTCAATTTCAACGATTGGGTCTATTTGTTCGACTCTCCATCTGGTGAACCTATATACACAAGCCCGACTCTCGAAAAAATATGGAAAAAAGGATTCGTAACCATAGGGACTGTGTCATTCGAATCCGCAGGTTATGTAGCCAGGTATTGCATGAAAAAACTAAACGGCCCACTAAAACATCAGATAGACAAAAAAACAGGTCTAAAACCGTATGAAAGACTTAATTACGCAACTGGCGAATTTACTGAAGTATTGCCTGAGTACAGCACGATGTCCCGTCGTCCTGGCATTGGTCATAATTGGATTACTAATTTTACACGAGACGTTTATCCTAAAGACTTTACTACAATCAGAGGTATGCGAATGCAACCGCCAAAATACTATGACAGCTATCTTCAAAATATAGATCCAGATATGTACGACGACATAAAAGCAGGCAGAGCACTATCACAAGAAATCATGCAAATAGAGAATAAGGGTCCCGCTCTATCAGCACGTGAAACAGTAAAGAAGGCCCAATTTAAACAACTCAAAAGGAGTCTATAATGTTTTTAAATTTATATACAATCTACGACACAGTATCAGAAGTATTCAACAAACCATTTGCCGACATCAATGACGCATCAGCAATCCGTGCGTTCTCCGAGTCGGTCAAAGATCAGGCCCACAAAAACGATTACGTCATATACCACATTGGCGGATTCGACGATAATTCAGGCCAGATAACAGCGGATAAAGCCCCACTAAAACTCAAGTCAGGCTTTGAAGTAAAAAATGACAATATAACAGAATTACCTGAACAATTAAAAAAACAAAGCGGTATATAACTTATAAGGCGGGGGGTTATTCCCCCGCTCACTTGTTAGAGGAAAAAACATGAAATCAGTAATGACACATAACTTTAGTCAGGCACCTTCAATACAGGCACCTCGCTCACAATTCGATCGATCACATGGTCATAAATTCACTATGGATGCAGGATGGTTAGTACCTTTCTACTGGGATGACGTATTACCAGGCGATACTTTCAACTTAAATACAACAGCATTTGCACGACTAGCAACACCACTTTTTCCGATCATGGATAACATGTTTGTAGATACCCACTTTTTCTTCGTGCCATACAGATTAATATGGGACAATAGTAAAAAATTCTTTGGTGAACAAATAGACCCGGG